GATGAATCAAACATCGACCGCTATGTAAATGTCTTCGATTTGGTTCCTAGGCTCAAGACCGGCAAGATCTATGCTGTCCCTGTAAATGGCTCATCTATGCTGGGCGCCGGAATAAAGGACGGCGATATAGTACTTTTTGAAGCCGATAAAAAAATTATAAATATTGACGGAATTTATGTATTTTCTTTGGATGGTGATGTATACTGTAAGAGGCTGGAATTCGATGCCCTTACTCGGCAGATAAAAGTGTTTTCGGTCAGGGTAGCTGATTTAGAGAAAGCAGAGCTTGCGATGAGCTTTAAAGCTGACGATTCGACGTTGTCTGATCGGTTACAGATATTTGGCAGGGTATTTGCTTGGTTCCACCCTGAAAATTGGGATTGATAAAAAGGAGAGATATGAAAAAAGTCTGTTTTTGTATATTATTTTTCACTATCTTTTTTTACTCCTGTGTTCATAATACTAAAACGTTACAGACAGACAGAGAAAATGACAAAATGATCACTATAATAAATCCTAGATTAACTTTAAATAATGTAACAGGATGGCATAAAGATATAAATGGTCAATGGAAATCAAGAAGGAACTCTCTGTCAGATATAGATAGTTTTAAAAGTTTAAGAATATATTTTACTTCATATAATAATATTGACTATATAATTTTTATAAAAATATATGAAAGAGGGCATTATATATATCAAAATATTCGTGCTGGTTATAGTGTGCATGATATTGCTGATTGTTATCTAATTAAAAAAGATGATTTTATTATTAATTATAGTGAAAATGAGGTACATATTAATAGAATCACTGTATTAGATAAAAAAGTAATGCTAGCGACCAGCAATAATATGAGTAATTTAGAAAGAGAATTAAATAATTTCGTTATAGAAGCAAGTAGAAAAACAGAACCACATATTTACCCTTTTGAAGTTCCAACATTATATGTTACAAGAAGTAATACGATAAGGTTCATTCTAAATATTGAATACAAATTTAATGCTTATAGAGGAATATTACCAGATTCATTTTATTATGAACTTAGCAAAAGAAATTTTGATAGCTTTTTTAAAATACATTAAATATAACGAAATCCCAAAAAAGCCCGTAAACAGTCCGATTTATGCCCCAACGTGGATATTACCTTTTCCCAAATACGATCGATTTTAGCCGTTAAAATTTCGTTAAAATGGGGGGTATAAAAAGCCATCCGAGACTGCAAATTTAGGCTATTTTCAGTAATTATCTTTTTTATACTAAAAACACTCCTATAATACCCCTTTTATCTCATTTAGAGAAAACCTTGTTGTATCGTGTTTTAATTTAGGCATGAAGATACGAACAAGAGAAATTGCAAAGGTCGGAATATTCGGTTCTAAGGACAATCCGCAGATTGTTACCGAAAAAGACCTGCAGGAAATCGCAGAAACATTCACAGAAATCAAAAAGGCTCCGATATCGCTTTCCGGGCATTGGCCGGACGCTTCATCTCCCCGCCTGGGTAATGTTGTAGGCGTTTCTTATGACGAACACAATAAAACCCTTATTGGAGAAATCGAAGAAGAAGATACACTCGCTGAATCAGTAGACGCCGGTTATTACCCCGATGTCTCCATAGGAGCGCGCCAGCGTGCCAGTGACGGCAAAATGTATCTGCACCATCTTGCGTATCTTGGCGAAGAGCCCCCCGCAATAAAAGACCTTGTTACAGAGATTAAGGAAGATCTTGGTATCGCCGCTGCGGACGCAATTCAAAGCCGTAGACTTCCTTCCCCATCGGAGAAACAATTCTATCTCTCCGACACCCCACCCGAAAACTTTTTAAAAGAAAATAAAAGTGTTATGGAATCCACCCCCAAATCCGTAGGGGATCAGTCTTCAATTCGTCCAGAAGATAGTTCTATCAACGGAGGCGAGGGAGATTCCACAAATCAATCGAAGGAGAGTTCTATGACCAAAGAAGAAGAGCAAGCTCTTCGTGAAGAAAACGAGCGGCTTAAAAAAGAAGCCGACGAAAACAAACTTGCCCTTTCTGATGCTGAAAACAGCAAAAAGGAAGCGGACAGGCAGCGGTTAAAAACCGCTATGGATAGTTCGAAGATGCCAAACCCGGTACGCGAAAAGGCTTTGCGCCTTTGCGACGCTCTGGATAACGGCAAAACAATCGAGTTATCCGACAGCGAGGCCCCGGAAGGAAAACGTAAAGTTTCCGCCGTTGACTGCCTTATCGAGCTTGTTTCCGCCTACCCAAAACAGGTAGAGCTGGGTGCAATGAATTTGAGTGACGGCGATGACCTTTCAGGTAACGCCGAGCAAATTGACTTTGCTAAAATCTAGGGAGAAAAGCGTATGAAAAATGGCGTTGTAGCGGAAATGACCCTCAATACCAGAACTGCGGCTGATGAACGCCATCCGGCGTTTGTTACATCGGCAGCATTGCCTGCTTCACACCCTGCCCTTCCGGAAGGAACTCTCCTTGTAGAAGGGACCGAAGCCGGTTCTGTCGCGCTTGCAGCCGCAAGTGGTACGCAGACTATCTTTGGAGTTCTGCAGGAAGCTGTTGAACCAAACGCAGGAGTTTGTAACGTGATGATTCACGGATCATGTCCTGCGGATATTCTTGTAACGGTTGCATCCAACGGAGACAAAACTCCGGCATCGGCTGCATTAATTAAGTCCCTCCGGGGCATTGGTATCTACGTGTAAAGGAGCGCGTAACATATGAAAATAAGTTTTAAATCATTTTTTACCAGAATAGCGCTGCTTGCGGCTCTGTCCAGGTTACCACCGCTAAAAACCTTGATAATGGACCTTATCTACCCGGAAGGTGTGAGGATAAACCATCCATTTGACAAACTGTCTGTTGAAGACATGAGGCTTCCGGCAAAAAATATTCCGCTCATAACGAGGGGATCGGTATCGTATGCCATTAAACCGGGAGAGACATCTCTTAAAATAATCGACCCGGCAAACCTCACACCTTCGATATTCCAGTCGGCTGCGGATGTTAATCGCATTAACAGTCTTGAGCCCGGTGGGCAGCGTGTGTTATTCGATAACAAAATTGACACATTGCGGCGTATTATCCGCAAAAGCACCGAAGCTCTGTGTATCCAATCGCTTACCGGAGAGATCAATTATGATCTACGAACAGCGGACGGCACTGCAGAAAAGTACGTGGTTAAATTTGGCGATTTAAAAACAGTTCCCATCACTAAAAAATGGGATGACGCAAGCACCAATTTTGGTGATATTGTCGCAGGTGTTGGCGAAATCGTCGGCGAGCTGCAGAAAACGTCTGACGGTACCGATATTATCCACCTCATTAAAAGAGATGTTTACAAGGCATTGGCTGCTAAAGCCCATACCAATAAAGATCTCATCAAGGTTGAGAGGGATAAAATCACAGTCGGCGCGGATGTTTTCTATGTCTGCAACTCGCAGTACTACGACCATAAAGCCAAAGCATACAAGGACGCTATCCCTGACAAGTGCGTACTCACCCTTGCGCGCGATGATGCATTCCACTTGTATTATTGCGCACTCGATTCTTTTGATGCTTCTTTTGCCGGTATGCCTTTCTTTGTAAAGGAAACCTGGTCGGATGATCCGGAAGGTGTAAAATTTATCGCACAGTCAAGGCCAATGCCTACACCAAATATTAATGCGATCAGGAAAGCGCAGGTATTGGCATAATGGAAGAACTGGGTATAGACGATATTCCAAGCGAACCGCCTGCCGAACTGGAAGCGGTTTTGGCAACCTTCAATCCTTTAGGGGAGCCGGTAACGCCGGAAGAGGTAGCGGAACGTTTGTCGAAAAATCTCTATACCCAACTTTCTGACGGATCGGATGATGCCGTCTGGGGAGCAATCTCCCGGGCGGTTATCTATATTGGCGCGGTACTGCGGCGCCTAAACGTGCCTTACGATTTTGACGACAGAATCGTACGTGAAATTGTGCTGATGCATACGATTTATGAATTGCACATTGCGCTTGGACACGAGGAAGCCGGCAAAGAGTATCGCATAAAAGCAAGAGATATTATTCGTGCTGCATGGGGTGATTTTCCTGAAAGCAATTCACCGCCAGAAAAAGGCACTGCAGCGGCAGTAGCAGTACCGCCAAAGCGAACAAAGCCGTGGAAATAAAAGCGTTAGACGATTTATATAACGCTCTTAAAATGCCCGGTAAATTGTCTGCAATCGGCGGCATGGCTGCGGAGTTAATCCGTGCCAAGCTACATAAAGGAGACGGCTTTGAACCGTTATCTCCGGCGACTGCTGCTTATCGAGGGCAAGGACGGCCGTTACAGGATACCGGCAGTTTACGTGATTCGATTACTTTTAAAGTGATTGATGATCGAACTGTAAGTATCGGTACAAACAAGATTTATGCTGCGATACAGCATAACGGTGGCGTTATCAATGCCAAGAAAGAATGGCTTTGGATACCTGCTGCCGGCACGCGTAAATTACAACGGCGATACGGTTACAGTCCGACAGATGTACTGCGCGGTTTAAAAGCGGAAGGTTATTCTGTTTTTAGAAAAGGTAGAACAATGTGCTTTCGGGAAAAGAAGAAAAAGCGGAATGATGCAGGGGTGTTGCAAAATATGGATCATGTTTTGTATTACCTTAAAAAGTCGGTACAGATTCCGGCGCGGCCTTTTTTTTATTTGAACGAAAACGACATGAAATTATTAATGAAGGAGTTTGGCAGTGAACTTGAACAGTTATGACGCTTTAAACGCTTTTGCAAAACAGCTTGAGCGAAATATCGGCAGCAAAAACTTTCATACCAAAGTTGTAGTAACTCCATCATCTATAAATGAAAAAGGCGTTGTGATCAAAGTCTCTTTGCTTAAAACATTTATTCCAAATGATGTTCCTGCATCAAAAACAAGCAGAACATTGCGTTTGCGTGTTTCTGTTTCCGGGGCTGCAACAAGCATGACTGGTTTAAAACAGGCATTATGCGCAATTGAGGATTTAGATGAGTTTTTCATCAGTCCTAATTTACGCCTAGAAGTACCTACAGAAGAAGGCGGAATAAGGTTTATCCCAAACAGCCGAATAACCCAAGTGATCAGCCAAGAGGATAGCTTCATTGACAGCCCGGATTCTACTGCTGTACAAGATGTGCAGGACGATCGAATTATTATCATAACATTTCCAACAGGAGGAAATTAATGGCAATTCATACGACAAAATACGAAACCAAAAACGGTAAAACTCGTAAGGTCAAAGGCCAGAAGCCAAAAGACGGCGCATCAGGCTCAACGCCCGGTGCTGGAAACCCAACACCCGGAAACCCCGGTAAATAAGGAGCGATCGATGGAAACTAAAAATATAAAAGTTCTTATTGGTGATGACAGCATGATCTTCACAGGGGATCATAGTGCCGAAGAATATACAGGTGATGGCAACCAGACTATTGCCGAACGCATCGGTACAGAAACTCATTATACGGCGGGGCATATATTTTGTATTATAACCGCCATCGACACGGAAAATTCTATTTTTCCAAAAGGTCTTCATAAAACTGAATTGTTCCCTGCAATAGGCAATGAAGTTCCGGCAGTCGGCGATAAGTTCCGCGTGCTTAATCTTACACATATAGCGGATGCTTCAAGCTGGAGCTTTGCTATCACGCAGGGTGAGATTGATGTAACACGCCTTAATGACAGATTCCGCAAGTACCGTCTTGGAAAAAAAGATGCGCAACTTTCATTGTCGTCTATTTTTACTGTCGGTGAATCTGATCAAGTTGGCGGAGTTATAAACCGCAACATGAAACTCGTTATAAGAAAAAGCGATGGTACCTATATTGTGAGCGATGAAGCAAATCGCTCTCTTTACATGCTCGGCTTTGTCAATAAGGCCGCTATGCCGGAAGAAACAGATGATTTTGTTTTCGCCAAAGTTTATCTTTACAACGCAAGACTCGGCGGACAATCAGGTAGCGCTCAATCTTATGACGCGTCGGGAAGGCTCACGGAGAATGATCCTGTGTTCTATTCACTCGAAGCTCAAGAAGCAACATAAGGGGGATTTAATGAAATTAACAATATCAAAAGAAGGGGTATTCATTCCTGAATTCAACAATAACAAAAAGGAAGCGTGTACTGATCAGATAAGAGTAAATTATCGGACCCCAACGCTTGCCATGAAAAACCGCTGCCGAAGCAAACCCCAAGCCAAAGGCATTGCCGGAGCATCGGGCAAAGTGGAAAAAATGGAAATCGTTATTGATAAAGATGAGCTTACAACATTAAGAGAAATGCTTATCAGTATCGAAAATGTTTCTTACGGCGAAGGCAGCTCTGAACATAAAATCACCAATGCGCAAACTCTTATCGATGCGCCGGTTGTATTCGAGCCGCTTCTGAAAGAAATTGTCAAAGAATTTGATCGTATTCTGGATGAAGCAAACATTGACGAAAAAAACTAAAAATTGCTTACCGGGTATACCGCGCCGGTAAGCATAAAGCAAATGTACTTCCGGGGCGTAACCCGCTCTGGAATACGCGAGTTAAAGACGAACGCGGACAAGATGTATTCATTCCAATAAAGGATGCGGCATCTTATATCACCGAAGAATTTTTTATCGCGCTTGATGTTTTTTATACAAGCGAAAACTTGGAGTGCCTTCCGTTTGCCGGCGGATGGGCGGAGCAGCCGGAGTGGATCTATAAAGCGTTATCAATATTTAAAGTTGAGCGCTGGAAAGTAGACGAAGAAGAGCGCGAGTTTAAACAGATGGAAAAAGAGGGGCATAAAAATGTCAGATAAAACCCTTGAGTTACAGATACGTATCGCTGCGGATGAAGCCGCTCGTATTGTATCTTCGCTCAAGGGTCAAATCAAAGAGCTTGCTGAAGAATCCGGAAAGTATGCAAAAAATGACGGCGAAGCGTTAAAACAATCTTTTAAAGAAGCGGAAGCTGCCGCTAAGGAAACAACGTTTAGCATCAATGATATAAAAAAAGCTATTGGCAATTTGACAGAAGTTGTAGTAGCGACAAAAGCGTTATCAGTAATAAAAGACATGGGATCATTCGCGCTTACTACCGCAGATAATTTTCAAACAGCAAGAAATCAATTTGGTGTTTTGCTTGGTGATATGGAAGCCGGCGCCGGGTTATTCAATCAGATAAAAGAATTTAACGATGTAACACCATTTGACCTTGATACACTAACACAGGCAACCAATGTTTTAATCTCTGCAAAGGTTCCGCTTTCTGATTTACAGGATCAGCTTACAAAGTTTGGTGATTTATCGCAGGGTAACTCTCAAAGGATGACAAGCTATATAAACGCATTTAGCCAGGCTGCGGCCAAGGGCAAAGCAGATATGCAAGTTCTTAATACTTATTTGAATCAGGGTGTTCCGATTCTTGATGCGCTTGCTAAAAACTTTAATGTTACAACCGCGGAAGTTGTAGAAATGTCCAGCAAGGGTCAAATAAGTTTTGAAGCATTTTCGCAGGCTCTAGATGATCTTACAGCTGCAGGCGGACAATACTTTGGCGGAATGGAACTTGCGTCTAAAAGCCTTGCGTCTATGCAAGAAGGTTTGAATGAAGCGGTAAATTCTTTGGGTGCATCTTTTGGAGAAATGCTCCTTCCGGCTGCAATTGCAGTTGTAGAAGCATTAACAAATATCACTAATGCCATTGATGAAAGTCCGTTATTAAAAGGATTATTGGCCGGCGCGATTGTTGCAGTTACAGGTTATCTTGCGGCCATGGCAGTAAAATCAGGTATTGCGTTTGCCGCGCAAATGGCTTTAAATTTTTCTATTGGGGCGGTTAACCCTGTTGTGCTTGCTTCAACTATTGCTGTAGCAGCGTTAGCTGCTGGTTATGTTGCGATGGCTGCAAATGCACAGTCAGCAACAAGAGAAATGGAGAATAATACATTAGCAACAAGACAGCAAATAAGTGCCATAAATGACATGGCTGGAGCTACAAGAATGCATGCGGATTCTTTTAGAAATAGGTCTGGCGAAGAGATAGCCAGTAGCATTAGAACCTTGGAAGGTCGTGTAAATCAAATTAATGGACAAATTCAACAAAAGCGAGATGAGTTAGAGCGTACGGTAAATAGATATGCTGAAGAAGGGAGAGATTTTCTTATTGAAGCAACAAGAAGAGAATTTGATGTAGAAATATCAAACATGAATTTTGCATTAAACGCTGCACGTGCAGAACTTAATGCAGCGAGAGAAGGTTATCAACAATTTAGGAGGGAAGCAAGCGCACCTGTAGAAATTCCTGTTGTGGTAGATGAAAACGCTATAAGGGCCGCGCAAAAATGGCTAGAACAGTGGAGAGAACAATATCGTCGTTTTAAGGCAGAGATGTCAGAAAATCCGTTTGCGACAATTAATTTGGATGAGAATATTGCAATGGCAGAGGCCAGAATGCATGGAGCAAGTGCAGGAATTATAAATCAAATAAATGAATACTATTCTGCAGAACGTATGAGAATAATTAAAGAACTTGAACAAGAAGAAGAACGTTCCGTAATGGCTTTACTAAGAACAAAAATAGACGCAATTAATTTGCAATACAGGGAAGAATTAAATGCTTTAAATGAACTCGAACAAAAACGTATTTTTGCCGCAGAAATAACAGGAGAAGATATTGAAGAAATAAAGAAACTATATGACGAACTGCGAGAAGCTCTTGAATTAAATTTAGAAATAAATATAAACCAGGCAAAACTGGATGAAGCTAGAGCTTCTGTAAAAAATTGGCAGGAAGCATTATCCGATGATCTTTTGATTTTATTAATGAACTTAGAAGCATTTAGCGACCAGGCAGCGGTTATTCTTAGCGAATTATCAATGCAGCTTATAGAACTATCTACAAATGCAACGCTTTCAGGGTTTGAAGAATTTGGCCGAGCTCTTGCCCAGGGAGAAGATGCTGCAGAATCATTTAATCGCGCCTTAACACAAATGGCAGGTCAGATTTTAAAGCAACTTCCAATGATGTTTTTACAAGCTGGTCTTCAGTTAATATCAAATGGGCAATGGGCGCTGGGGCTGGGATTTATTGCCGCAGCGGGATCAAGCGCAATTATCTCCGGCTATGTAGATGGAGCAAGCCAACATGCGCAAGGCGGTATATTTAATGAATATGGACAAGTTGCGCAAGCGTATGCTGCAGGCGGAGCGTTTACGAATCAAATTGTAAGTCAACCGACATATTTTGCGCATGGCGGCGGATTTGGTTTAATGGGCGAAGCGGGACCGGAAGCAATAATGCCGTTGACACGTATGCCAAACGGCGATCTTGGCGTACAAACTTCCGGGACCGGAAGTAATGTTGTAATTAACATAATTAATAATGCCGGAGTTAAAATACAACAGGAAGAAACTGAAAATGCAGACGGTGGAAAAGAAATTGAAATAATTATCGGTGAAGCTGTTAATAAACATTTGGCATCTGGAAAAGCAGATCGTGTAATGCAAAGCCGATATGGACAAAGAGCAATAGGGGTTTAAATGACAAATATATATTGGCCGGAATTATTACCAGCAGGTTTACTATCAGATAGTTTTACAATGCAGCCGCAGAGTAATGTTATACGCACTGCAATGGACGCGGGTCCACAAAAAGCGCGTCGGCGTTACACAGCCAAAACTGTAAGGTTTACAGGTAAACAAATATTTGACGCCGCAGAATTGGCAGTATTTGAACAATTTTATACAAATGTTCTTGCGGATGGGGTTCTTAGATTTAACTTTCAGAATCCAATTACAATGGAAATAGCCGAATTTAGATTTACTGACGATTATACTACTGTAGATGCCGATGGTCTTTTTGCTGTATCGATGCAGCTGGAGCGTTTATGAAATTATCCCAAAACGCGACCGATGCAGTACTCGCGCTTGAAACTGAAAAAGTTTTTTTATATTTAATTAAAATAGAAACTTCCGGCGGAGCTGTACTACATTTTGTTGATAATAATCAAAATATAATATCGCAAGGTGAAGAATATATTGCAACAAGTTTTTTGATTGTGCTTCCGGAAGAAACAGATAATGCTCCGCGCCCTTGCCGTTTAGCGATAGATAATACAGATTTAGCAATTTTTCAAACAATCAAACAGGCTGTAAATGAGGACATTATTGTAATTGTATACGTAATAATGGCTGATACACCAAATGTTTATGAACGAGGTCCTTTAAAATACCGTCTAAGAAATGTTAGAGTAAACAAAGAATCTATCGAAGGTGAAATTTACGATTTTTATCTTATTGATCGTAAATTTCCAAAAGATACATACACACCAGATAATTTTGAGGGGTTATATTTTTAATGTATAAATGGATTAAAAAATATATTGGTATTCCCTTTGTGTCAAATGGACGTACGATAAATGGCTGTGATTGTTATGGTTTGATTCGATTAGTATTAATGAATGAATATAATATTATACTTCCAGAGCTATCAAATAATTATGATAACGCAAATAATATTGAAGAAACTACAATGTTATTTAAAGAATACCGGCCGGTACTTGCTGCAGAGAAAATATCAAATCCAAGAGAAAAAGCTGTTGTAATTATTACAGAGCAAAATAGACCCTGTCATATTGGTATTTATGCCGGCGATGGATATATTCTGCACACAGGAGCGAAAACAGGAAGTGTTTGTCAGCGGGAAACTCATCCGGGTTTACGCGGCCGGATAGAGGGGTACTATAATGTCTGTTAATATTATTGTTCAACCTCATCCAGCAAGATCTAGTCGTATAAAAGTTTCTGTAAATTCAAAACCTATTTGCGAAATTATAGAAGAATTAAATACGGGTTTTCCTGTGTCGCAAGCCAGGGTGTGCAGAAACGGAGAAATAATAAAAGACCTTTCCGTTCTTGCAAATGATGGTGATACGCTTTGGATTAAATTTGTTCCGTACGGCAGCAATGAGGAAGCCGGCAGTGCAATGAAGATCGGCGGCTGGGCTTTAGTAGGTATTGGTATTGCAGCTTGTTTTATACCAGGTGTTGGCGGGTTTGTAGGTGCGGCTCTTATTGGTTCAGGACTTTCTATGGCACTTGGCGGCCAAGTGCTTATGAATATTGATATACCATCATTAAAGGAAAAAGAAAAACCTGAAAATGATCCTTCCATTCGCGGTGGAAAAAATCAATCACGTCTACACGGCCGTGTACCAGTACTTTTTGGCAGGCATAGAATATATCCGGATCTTGCAGCCAATACACATACAGAAATTATTGGAAACAATCAATATTTTACACAATTATTTTGCGGTGGTTATAAAGATTGTACGATAGATTTAACAAGTTTTAAACTAGGCGAAACATCAATTTTAGAATTATCGCAAACTAAAGATATTAATCAAATTCTTGCCGGCACAGACTCTATTATAAAAATGGAAATACTGCAGGATGGAGAGGATTCAACTTTATATCCGTTTTGTGTACACGAAGACATTTTTAACAAACCGCTGCAAAACCAAATAGATAGTGGTAATGGTGATTTTATTTCCGGCGAAATAGTCCAAACAACACCAAATAATACTGACAAAATAAATGTTGATATATTCTTTTATAATGGTATTGGAAAATATAATGACGATGGTAATTTAGTTTCTACAACTGTTGAAGTTTGCGCTTATTATAAACGCACCAATGAGCCTGACTCTATGTATGAATTACTTGGTTATTTTAACGATGATAGTAATATAATTTCTGGGGAAGAGTTAAAAACCAAACGATACCAAATAACAAAATCAGATCTTGTACCGGCACAATATACAGTAAAAATTGTTAGAATAACAGAAGATTCCAGTGAAAGTAGTGTAATAGATCAAGTATATGTAGGTTCAGTTAGATCGATTAAATCTGTAAGGCCAATAAGAGAAGAACTGCAAAGTAATTTAACTATAATTTCATTACAAGTAATGGCAACGGCAAGATTGAACGGTGTTATTGAAAACTTTAATTATATAGCAACATCAAAATTACCTGTCTTTTCAAAATCAGGTACAGGACCCATGTCCTGGTTAGAACAATCTGAAACCAGAAACCCGGCAGCAATGCTGTTATATGTATTACAAGGAATACCTGCACAGCAAACAGTTTTACCAGATGATATAGATTGGGATTCTTTAGAAGATTTTTATAAATGGTGTGAAAATCATAATTATACATGCAATGCTTATATTTCTGAAGCATTAACAATATCAGAAATTATTAAAATGATTGGTATTACATCAAGAGCGGATGTTTTACGCATTGATTCAAAAATTACTGTAGTACAAGATATAGAAAAAATAGCTCCTATACAATTATTGACACCAAAAAACACAAAAAATTATAGTGTCACAATGTTGAAAGGAGATATTCCCCATGCTGTATCATACAGGTTTATTGATGAAGAAGCCGGGTTTACAAATAATGAGCTGCAGATATTTAACACTCCGGATGGAAATAAAATCAACGAGCCTGAAACAACTCAAAAAAGCGATATTTGGGGTATAACAGATTCTACACAGGTACGTCGTATTGGTATGTATAATTTAGCATGTTTAAAAAATAGACCATTTATACATATGATCGAAGTAGATATTGAATATTTACTTTGTAATAAAGGCGACTGGGTACAATATGCAGGAGATCTTGCTTTAACAGGATCCGTCCAGGGTCGAATACAAACAATTTATAAAAATGAACAAGGACAATGTATAGGAATACGTCTTGATGAACCGGTCGAAATAAATCACATGAATGATTATGCGGTAAGATTAAGACTTGCTGATGGAATGGTAGTTATAAAAGATATAAATCGTATAGAAGATCAATATGATGTGTATTTTTCAGAGCCAATAACTACAAATAACATGTTACAGCCAGGATATATTTATGCATTTGGAATCCGCGGAAAAGAGGTAATCGATTTAAAAATAACAGATATTCAGCCGCAAGCTGGTTTTAACGCTACTCTTTTATGCGTTGATTATAGTCCGGAAATATTTAAGGTTGACGATCCTGATTTTGTTTTGCCTGATTTTGATAATAAAATAACACCTGTATCGGGGGCATTGGATTCTGGTATTATTAATGATGCTTTATTATCAAATTTTGTAACATACCATGATTCAGATGAAATACCGGCTCGACCTACAGGTGATGGTAAAGAAAATGGCTGGTATCATTTAATAAATGCACAAAGTAAATGGCTATCAAGAAAAACAGCTAAAAATATTTTGGAAGGTGAATGGAGCACGCCTTCTAAAACGAATAATAAACTTATTAATGAAGCAGCTGCTTTGCGTCCTACATTTAAAGAGGTTGTGAAAGGGTTTACTGCAGAAGGCGCTGTTATGATACCTATGCAACTTACACTCGAAGCGGTAGGAGGTTTTCGTTATATTTCTCTATCATGGATGAAACAAACAAACCTATCAAATCTTAAAGAATATGAACTTCAAGTATCTGATAATGCCGTAAATTGGTATGCTCCTCGATTTGATGGACAAGGACCGCAAGATGCCCCATGGCGCGGAGAAGAAAATAATGTTTTTTCTACTGCAGCAACTTTTGTTGTACATGCAAATATTCCACCAGCTGGTACTTTAGATGAACCTGCCGGAAGAATTTTATTTTATCGAGTACGGCAGCGTACAATGCTTGATGTTTTATCAGATTGGAGCGAAATAGTTGGTGCGCAAACTAAATTAACTGATACCGGTGACTATGCGGTAAATTCAATTTCTGCAAACTCATTAAAAGTAGCGGAGTTTCTTGGTATTTTTGCAAAACTTTCTGAAAGCCTGGTTGTAGATCCTCGCTTTGGTTTATCATCTGAAAATGATGAATGGGCGGATGGAGATACCAGGGCAGTTTTAAACGCCCGACAAATAGCGTTTCAATTTTTTTCAGAAGAAGTTTGGCTTACTATGGCAAGATTGGGACTTGAAGGTGTACAGGCAACACAGTTTTTTTCACGTGACAAACTATATATTACAAACGCAGATATGTTATCGCGCCGGGCGAGAGGATATGATGTCGGAGCTCCTTTACCTTCAGATAATTCCAGAGTTGCGCATATGGACGTATGGGAAGAGTTATTATTCCACTGGGAAGGTGATTATGTTCTTGATCAAAACAGAGAGAAGTTTTTTGAACTTACTGGCACTGGTTCTCTTGAAGGTGAAGCCGAAGGCATTCCTCTTTTTTTAAAAGCAATAGCCCCGTACGCAACAGAATCGCGCGCGCTTCATGGTAATTTTAGGCTTTTAAATACTTTTAGTGTAAACAATGCATGGTCATTAGATTTTTGGCTTTTTTATTTTTGGAATGAAAATCAAGTTATTTTTTCTATTGGTAATGAATCAGAAAAAATACAATTAAGTATTCAAAATGATGAGCCATATTTAAACGAGGAACCAACAGATGATGTGTGGCTAAATGATGAACCAACAGATGGAGCTTGGCTTAATGAAATAAGAGGAGCGCATATAAAAATAGGACATACTTACCAGGGGAGTTATAATGAAATTGAATTAGGAGCTTCTGCTTTTGAAGTTAAAAGATGGTATCATTTTGCTATTTTAGCTGACGGCATAACATTAAAGTTATTAATAAATGAAAATATTTTTTTCTGGAATAGCAGACTACAGACACTGCCAATAACTGTGGACATAAATCCCACATCAGGAGCCATTGACGGTGAAAATAGTTTAATGATGATAGATGAAGTGATGTGGGATCCAAGTGTGGCGTTAAGTATAGAAGTTTTTAATCGCAACACATCACTGCGGCGCCCATGGGGAAAGCTCGACGATCAATTCCCCTGGGCAATTATAAATGTAGATGATCCAGCTTATTTTAAAACAAATATTTTTAAAAGCCAGGACTTTAAGAACGAAGTATTGGCAATAATAAACGGAGGATAATAGTATGGCAAATGTTGATTTAACTTTAAACAGGTTTGCAATCGCGAATATGCCAAGTTTTCAAAATGAATTTGGTGTAAAAAAAACAAACCCAAAACAAGGGTGTTCTACAGCTGAAAACACGACAAACATGATGTTACCATTCTTGCGGCAGCGCCCAATTGCAGTAACTTCAAATATGTCTACATCAACTGTTGAAGCAAATGCCGCAATAAATCTAATTGGTAATATATCAAGTTTAACACTTGGTCCAGGATCATACAAAGGCGTTGAATTAGCTATTATTAATGACGCAAATGATGATGTAATTATTACTTATGATACAAGAACAATTACAACAAAAATGGGCGATAATATTGTATTGCGTTGGGACGGAAATGAATGGAGAATAAAACATGATTTTTTAGTTGGTGATTTTTATGAACAATTACCATCTGCAAAATCACCTATTGAAAAATGCCTAGAAGGCATGTGGGTAAACTGGTCGTCTCGTGCTGTTTTATATGGTATATCAAACGCTGCGCCGGTTTCACATGTAAATTATAATACTATAGTCGGTACAACAATTGCAGCAAATGCACGGCCTGTTGTTATGTATCATTTAAGCGGAAGCGACTATCAGTTGTTTAGATTTAAGCAGTCTACTACAGCATATGTTGTTACTGCACAACTTGATCCTGTAAGGTGGGATGAAATTGCTCCGGATATTGTTGGTGAAAGAGAGACATGCCAAAAATTATCTACTAGAGTTGCAGATCAGATACAGGTAACTGCTGATTTACAAATAGGCCATCAAATATCTGGTGGGATTCACTCTGGAAAATGGATAACTGCCGTCTACGTTCTAGGCGGTAAATTTATTTCTGTAGCCGGCGGAAATAGACCACCGTTTATTACTGGCGGTATCAGCAGTCATATTTTAGACCAGCCTAATGTACCTGATTATGCTGCCCAGCAAACCATAAATAGATTTTCCACAACAGCATTTAGCGGTTCTTGGACAAACGATCAAGGTGACGGATTTGTAAATATTTACTATGGAATTTCTAATACTGCTAATGATTATATTAGAATAAATGGTGTAAATATATTTTCTCAAAGGCATTCAGGTAGTCAGCCACCTTTACATATTTGTGTGCCTATAAAAAATGGAGATGTTATAACTTACTCTACAACAACAGACTCTTTATGGCGGGCTGTGTCTTGGTGCTTTTTTATACCACCATTATCAACAGGGAATAGAATCGATACCATTTCTAAACTCTCATGGCGGCGTGTAGCCTAAATAAGACCATTTGTAAATGGCAGGGTACACGGAGATATGTCTCGAAAAATTATTGGCTCGGCAATTGGTCGTTATGGAAATGCGGGGTACTTTTCAATTGACGATACCGCAATATATAGCGGTGCTTTTTATCCTGATACAACACGACATGTAAATGATGGGTTAATTACTACTACAAATAATCAAGGTTATGCTTTAGGATTTGACAGCCAACTTTCAATACCATGCGGTCCAGAAAATTCTCCTCGAACTATATCTAAACTCTACTGGAGACGTGTCAACTAA